TGCGTTGTCGTGCGGATGAATTGCATGGGGATTTAATTGATGATCCGGATTTTGACGATGATTCATTTCAACACGATGTGGTTTTTATTTTGGAAAATATCGAATCGGTTTTGGATGATTTGGTGGGTAATTCGGAAGGGGATGAATAATGGAATACGCTTTATTCTGGATTGTGGTCTTTACCGCATGGGTGTCCATTTTGGGTTTTGGTGGGATGATCTGCCAAATCTTTTTTGGGGATGAATAAATATATCGGGGGATTTATTCCCCCGTTTTAATTTGGGAGTAATTGAAAATGACTAGTAAAGAAAGAATGATTAAAGCAATTCGGTTTTATTTGAAACATTCTGGAAAATGGATTTCATTCGCAACTGATTATGAAACAGTCGAAACAATGTGTTGTTTAAATAATCTTAGAATCGTGACAATTAACAAATACAATCAAGCCAAGATTAACCGGCACAATGCCGAATTGTATTTGACCTATAACGGGAGCAATTAAAAATGAATCGTACTGAATTTGAAGCCGATATTATTGAGATGGCTTCTCAATTAAAATCAGAATATGACCTAGCGGATGCACTAGACCATGTGCATGAAACTGTAGATGGTCTGGAGAATGTTATCTATTACTTTCAAGCATGGGAGTTCGTACATATGATACGAAATGAGAATTTTTCTTTATACATGGCAGCACAAGATATGTTTGAAGATATGTGCAGTGAATTTGTACATATGGATCAAACCATGTGTTTAATGGCATATTGCATATACGCTACAGCTTTAAATAACTATTTATATCAGGGATAAATAAATATATGTACAAAATATATTTACCGATTATCGGTTTAATACTTTATCTAACTACAATATGGTCAGTAATACTTATGATTTAAATATTTAATTATCAACTGAATTAAAACCCCATTTAAACGATTATTATTTAAATGGGGGTTTTTTATTGTCTGTAATAAATGTATTTAAATATAAATTAAATATAATTAAAATGTAAATATCATGCATACATTCAACACCACATACATACTATTTTAAATCGTTATTTAAATATACATAATGCCCATTTATTTAAATGGGGTATATTATTTAAAATATATATTTTATTTAAATACGATATATATATTTATCTTGAATAAATTTTGTACAATACCTGGAATCTAAATAAGAATCATTTGCATTTTAAAGACACAAATAAGAATCATTTGCAACATTATTTCCACCAGTAAATAGTAATGCTATTGCAAATCATTTGCATTTGTATTTGCATCCCCCCCATGTATGTGCCAGTAGGGGGTATAGTGGTAGTGTATACCACCTATACAACGGATAGGTATTTATAGGTGTCAAATTAATGTCAAGTATGTGGTTAATATTTGTGCACATATATAAATTACAATTAGATTGCGTACAGGCTATAAAGGGGTATGGGTAATAGGAATGTAATAGAGTGTATAAAGGGGTATATAATGGTTTAGTAGCAAACAAGTTTGCGTACTACATCGCAAATAATACTTAGTCCCTAAATTAGATTGCGTACAACATTATAATAGGCTTATTACGTATTATATATATGTAGGCCCTAGAGTGTTTTGTAATTACCGTTTCGGCAAAACTAGTTATACCATGATTTTTTATTTTGTAAATAGCTTGAAATAAATTTAATCAAATATTAATATAAGAGTATGTAGTGGAGGGGGAACCATACATTGAAATAGAAAGGCATAGAATGAGTATTGCAGAAACAAGGCATGAAAGGGCATTAAGAGAATACGCAACACTACCAGATCCACGTAGACCTAAAAGTGAACACTACCTAGAGTATTTTTATAATAAGCTATTAAGTGGTAGTCATACAGTCAATGCCAATAGATTACCGCACAGTGATTTATTTTACGTAAGGGCTGCATTAGAAGATAAATTCCCAGACAGGGTATTTACAATCCAAGAAGTAAAAAACTTAATTAAAGATGAATTAGGTGTTGACATCTTTGAGTAAATCACTATACCACGCATGTATAGTTACCACTAAAGGTTTTCAAACTATTAAGATTACTATAATAGAGCTTCACAGTGGTACTACTTCCCTTAGGGACGATGCGTAATGATCTTGTGGGTATGATCCCCTATATCAAGTGTAGGTTGTGTCTCAGTGCAGTTTACGCAATGTAAACCATCGTCTATTTTATTATTTGTGTAAGGTAGTCCTATAGTGATTGCTGATGATATTCGTGACTGGTCAAAGAATGTACTGGAAGTACCCAATGATCAGTTAAATGGATTACCTGCATGTCCGTATGCAAAGAGGGCATGGCTTGATAACAAAGTAAAAGTTATTGAGACAGATGACGTATTCTTTGAGGCATTACAGAATACGCATTACATCTTAGAGAAAGATTACCAGCTAGTCATTGTAGCGTCTTATACGTTACCGGATGCCACTACGATGGAATCAACCATTGTAGCCTGGAATGAACTGGCTGCTAAAAAAGATTTGTACTTTATGTGTTTTCACCCGGACTACGGTGCTGAAGATGCAGAGTTAGATTTCTTGTATGAGCATGATTGGGAGTCAGATGTAGATGATCCCTATTGCATGATTTTTATACAGCGGTTGACTGAAGTCGATGACAAAAGTCGGCAGCTAGATAAGCTAGGCTATTACAAAGCCTTTCCAGAAGATGAGTATGAACTACTCGTATTAAACAGACGAAAGCTCAGGGAGCAATATCAAAATGGCAATGAAACCTCGTGCAATGACTAAGAAGCGTGGTGGCGGTACAACCGCTAAAACAAAGAAGACTAAGATGCAGATGGGCGGAATGACTGCTCCTGCAGGTACAACAATTACTCCAGCATTTGCTAGACCTGAAATGGCTAAAGCAGGTGCATCTGTACCTCCAAGCCAAAAGTCTTCAACTGGTATGAAGCGTGGTGGTACAACTGCGAAGAAAACAACCATGAAGCGTGGCGGTATGGCCAAGACTAAGATGATGCGTGGCGGAACCACTAAGAAGAAGTAATAGCCAGTGACTATTGCAAGAGACAGTCGTACTCGTTCTGAAATCATTGCGTGTACGACTGACGACACAAACTTTACTGTGTATACGTGTCCTGCCAATGCGAAGGCACACATGAGCTTATTGTTCATCACAAACGGATCAACAAATGATTCGGATGTATTGATACGTTGGTACCGTGCATCAGAAGATACCAAGTTTTTTATTTTAGGTGAACGTAACTTAGGTGGCGGTGAATTTATTCAGTTCAGTGATGCATTTATTGTGTTAGAAGCTGGAGATTATATTGAGGCTCGTCCCTTTAACACAGCAGGCGGTAACGATCCAGTAATTGATGTGTTCTGTACAGTCGAAGAGTTCTTCTTGCCACAGCAATCAGGAGTGCGCTAATGCCTCTTAAAAAGGGAACAAGCCAAAAGACCATCTCTAAGAATATTAAGACTGAGATGAAACGAGGTAAGCCACAGAAGCAAGCTGTAGCCATTGCATTAAGTAAAGCAGGTAAGTCAAAGCCTGCTAAAAAGGTGACAGCGGCTAAGGGCACAACGACGAGTAAGGTCAATGAGGCTGGGAACTACACCAAACCAACCATGCGAAAGAACTTATTCAATAAGATCAAAGCGGGAGGTAAAGGCGGTAAGCCCGGCCAATGGTCAGCCAGAAAGGCACAGATGTTGGCCAAAGAGTATAAAGCCAAAGGCGGCGGGTACAGAGACTAAAGATGAAGAAACCTCAGAAGTCCCTGAAAGCATGGACCAAGCAGAAGTGGCGTACCAAAAGTGGCAAACCCTCAACGCAGGGACCCAAGGCCACTGGAGAGCGTTACCTGCCAGAGAAAGCCATCAAGAGTCTTTCGGACAAAGAGTATGCCGCTACTACCAGAGCCAAGCGTAAAGCAACAAAGGCCGGTAAACAGGTTGCTAAACAACCCAAGAAAATTGCAAAGAAGACAGCAAAGTACAGATAACAATGCTTAAAGTATTTGTAGGGTATGACCCAAAAGAAGCTGTTGTGTATCATGCGTGTTGCCAATCAATTATTCAACACGCTAAAAAACCTGTTGCAATTATTCCACTTGCACTCAACATGCTACCTGACTATAACGAGGTTCACGACGATGCAAGTAACGCATTTATCTATTCTCGTTTTCTCGTACCTTATCTATGTAAGTTTGAAGGTCATGCTGTTTTCATAGACGGGGACATGATCTGTAAAGACGATATTACCAGTTTACTCGATCACTACAAAGCTGGGTGTGCTGTTCATGTAACCAAGCATGAGTACCGCACGAAACATCCTGTTAAATACCTTGGTAACCCCAATGCGGATTACCCAAGAAAAAATTGGTCAAGTGTAATGTTGTGGAATTGCAGTCACCCCAGCAACAAAGCACTGACACCTGAGTTTGTGCAAAATCAAACAGGCAAATATTTACACAGATTTGAATGGCTTGATGATTCTGTTGTCGGAGAGTTGCCTTTAGAGTGGAACTGGCTGGTTGACGAATATGAACACAACGAAGAAGCCAAGCTATTGCACTACACAATCGGCGCACCGTGCTTTAATGATTACGCAGCCTGTGATCATTCTAGCGATTGGTATGAGCACTGCGTCGGAATGCTACAAGGAATGGGTAAATAATGGCTACTACAAAAGATGTTGAACGCCTACCATCAGGCCGTGTGAAATACCGTGGTGAAACCTTTGCTGGGTACAACAAGCCAAAGCGTACCCCAGACGGCCCTAAAAAGTTTGCTGTACTTGCCAAGAAAGAAGACCAAGTCAAGCTGGTTCGTTTTGGTGATCCTAACATGGAGATCAAAAAAGACAATCCAGAACGTCGTAAGAGCTTTCGTGCAAGGCACAAATGTGATACAGCCAAAGATAAATTTACTGCTCGCTATTGGAGTTGCCGCAAATGGTAGTCGCAAACTACTTAAACCCTGAACGTAAGTACACAGAAAAGCAGATTGCTTTTTTGGATGCGATGGCGGGTCCAGCCAAAGGAAATATTAATCAGGCCATTAAGATGGCAGGATACGGGGAAGTTGCCCAACGTGATGTCATTGGTCCTTTGCAGGATGAGTTAATTGCGATTGCAGAGCATATCCTTGCGTACAATGCACCGATGGCCGCTTTTGGTCTCACAAATGTTGTCGATGATCCAACCATGCTGGGCGCAAAGAATGCAGTCGCTGCAGCCAAAGAAGTGCTGGATCGTGTAGGCGTTGTCAAAAAAGAAAAGATAGAAGTATCTTCAGAGAGTGGCGGTATCTTCATATTGCCACCGAAGCATGATGAGTCAAACGACTGAAGACGAATACGATTATTTCGATGAAGAATTAAAGCCTTTCATCGATACCCTATATCCTAAAGAGATTATACGCTCTCCTAGAGGGAAGGCGTATCGCCCGTATTTGTATGATCGGGCCAGCTACAATGCACCAGACGGCAAAGCGGTCTACCATCGGATTGACGATAACTTAAAGGCAGTCCACGATGCGATGCTTGCGATGCGGAATGGTGCATCGTTACGTAAGGCTGCAGACTTTATTGTTGCTCACACTGGCGGTTCGTGTTCGTACCAGCAGGCAAACAATGAGTTTTCTACGCTGACCGAGTATCTTCCGCACTGGGAACTGGATCGTCAAAAGCATCATGGGTGTTCTGGTAAAAACAATGTCAACTCATTGCAGAAACCCAAGGCAGAAATCGAGAAACAGCGCAAGAAAAACAAACTCCGCAAGGAGATGCGTGAAAAAGAGGCCGAACTTAACCGGCTTTTACTGCAAGATGCGGTCAAGAAAGGGGATTTACCTAAAGAAGCCCTAGAAACCCCAGAAAAATGGGTTACAAAAGACAATAAAGTCAAAGATTTCAAACAAATTAACAAAGAAATCGAAGAAACAGAGGCTGAAAAGCAAAAAAGCATTATTTTTAAGCCAAATCCTGGTCCTCAGACCGAATTTTTGGCTGCACCAGAGCGTGAAGTGCTCTATGGAGGGGCTGCAGGCGGTGGAAAGTCCTACGCACTGCTAGTAGACCCTCTACGATACGTATCGAATCCTAATTTTAATGGGTTGTTGTTGCGTAGGCGTTCCGACGAACTCCGTGAACTTGTTTGGAAGTCACAGGAGTTATACACAAAAGTATATAAGAATGCTCGTTGGTCGGAACGTAAATCACAATGGACGTTTCCGAGTGGAGCACGGTTGTGGTTTACGTATCTGGATCGAGAAGATGATGTTTTACGTTATCAGGGGCAAGCATTTACTTGGATCGGCTTTGACGAGCTTACCCAGCACCCTACACCCTTTGCTTGGGATTACATGCGTTCTCGTTTGCGGAGCACTGATCCCGAACTTCCTCTTTGTATGCGGGCTACTACTAACCCCGGAGGTCCAGGTCATGGTTGGGTCAAGAGAATGTTTATTGACCCTGCTCCATCGGGAAAGCCGTTTCCGGCAACGGATCTGGAGACGCAGGAAGTCTTACGTTTTCCGAAAGGTCACCACCGTGAGGGTGAGCCTCTTTTTAACAGGCGGTTCATTCCCGCAACCTTAAAAGACAATCCTTATCTGTTTCAGGATGGGATGTACGAAGCCAACCTGTTGTCTTTGCCTGAACAACAGAGACGGCAGTTACTTGAAGGCGATTGGACAATTGCAGATGGTGCCGCATTTCCTGAGTTTAACGTCAAAACGCATGTTGTTGACCCTTATGACATACCACACGAGTGGCGGCGGTTCAGATCATGTGATTTCGGTTACAGCAGTTTTTCTGCTGTGCATTGGTTTGCTGTAGACCCAGCGTATGAGACTTTAGTTGTCTATAGGGAATTGTACGTATCTAAACACACTGCTCGTGAGTTGGCAAGAAAAATTATTGACTTAGAGCAAGGCGAAAAGATCAGCTACGGTGTTTTGGATAGCTCGACGTGGCATAGCCGTGGGCATACAGGGCCATCGATTGCAGAAGAGATGATTGCAGAAGGGTGTCGATGGAGACCTTCTGACAGAACGGGTGGCTCACGTGTTGCAGGTAAAAACAGACTGCATGAGTTACTCAAGGTCGATGAATTTACTGAACAGCCCGGCATTGTGTTTTTTAACAACTGCCGACAAATCATTGCAGACATGCAAGTTATACCAACCGATCCCAAGGGTACTGATGACATTGATCCCCGGTACGCAAGCGATCACGCATACGATTCTATTCGCTACGGCATTATGTCAAGGCCAAAAGCAAAAAGTGTGTTTGACTTTGAAGAAAATTTAAATAGAACACAATGGAAACCCTTTGATCCTGTCTTTGGATACTAATTATTATGGCAATTGTAGATAAACCAGAGTTTGATGACTCTGAAGTTCTTGCGTTAGAAGATTCTGATGATAAGCAAGATGAACTAGAGTACACCGGCTTTGTTGGAATGATTCGAGAGCGTTTTAACCGAGCCAAAGACAAGCGATTGTCTGATGAAGAGCGTTGGTTACGGGCGTACAAAAATTACCGTGGCATTTACGATGACACTACGCAGTTTACAGAGACTGAGCGGTCACAGATTTTTATTAAGGTCACCAAGACTAAGGTGCTTGCGGCGTTTAGCCAAATAATCGACGTATTGTTTGCAGGGAATAAATTTCCTATTGGCATTGAGCCAACTAAAATTCCTGAAGGCATTAAAGAAGAAGTCCATGTTGATGCCGCTGTACCAGAGCCTTTGCGTCAAGCCTACGAAGAATTAAACGTAGGGTACGCCGGTGATGGACGTGAAGTCCCTGAAGGTGCTGTAACTGCCCGTGATTTGGGTCCGGTTGCTGACAAGTTGGCGGGTGTTGAGGGTGATGTTAAGGCAGGCCCCGGAAATACACCGACTGCCGCTGTGTACGAACCTGCTCTTGAAGCGGCTCGATTCATGGAAAAGAAAATCCATGATCAACTCGATGAATCAGACGGAAGCAAACATCTCCGCTTTACTGCGTTTGAAATGGCACTGTTTGGTGCCGGTATTATTAAAGGGCCGTTTGCTCACGAAGTTGAGTACCCGAAATGGGATACTGAAGGCAACTACAATCCAATTATTAAGACCATGCCGAAGATTGAGGCAGTGTCTATTTGGAACTTCTACCCTGACGCAGATGCCGCCAACATGCAAGATGCAGAGCATGTGGTGTATCGCCATCGGATGTCTCGCTCTGACATGCGCCAACTTAAGAGCCGCCCGTTCTTCCGTGACGAAGCCGTTGAGCGTTCAATCGATCAGGGTCCAAACTACCAAAACGAATACTGGGAAGATGTCATTGACGACACCAACTATCGTCAGACGGTGTACCGGTGGGAAGTATTAGAGTATTGGGGTGTCATTGACCGTGAGCTTGCAGAGGACGCAGGCTTAGAACTGGACAAAGAATTAGACGGTGTTGATCAAGTCCAAGTTAATGCATGGATTTGCGGTGACAATATCTTGCGCTTGGTGCTGAACCCATTTAAGCCAACCCGTATCCCCTTCTACTGCGTACCTTACGAACTCAATCCTTATTCGTTTTTTGGGGTGGGTGTCGGCGAGAATATGGAAGATACCCAGCAATTGATGAATGGCTTTATGCGGATGGCAGTCGATAACGCCATGCTGTCTGGCAACTTGATCTTTGAGGTTGATGAAACATCCCTTGCTCCCGGCCAAGATCTTTCGGTCTACCCCGGAAAAGTATTCCGTCGTCAAGGCGGAGCACCCGGTCAGGCACTGTTCTCTACCAAGTATCAGAACGTGTCGTCTGAGAACATGATGCTGTTTGACAAGTCACGCCAGTTAGCGGATGAGTCTACAGGTATCCCGTCATTCTCGCATGGCCAGACTGGCATTATGGGTGTAGGTCGTACAGCCAGTGGTATCTCGATGCTGATGGGTGCCGCCGCCCAGAATATTAAGACGGTGGTCAAGAACATTGATGACTATTTGTTGGCTCCACTTGGTCGAGCTATGTTCGCATTCAACATGCAGTTTGACTACGACCCACGGGCGCAAGGTGACTTAGCAATTAAGGCACAGGGTACTGAGTCCTTGATGCGGAATGAAGTCCGTTCGCAGAAACTGATGCAGGTCATGCAGATGGGTGCAAACCCCATGATGGCACCAATGGTTAAGTTCGATTACATCTTGCGTGAAATCGCAGCCAGCCTTGATCTCGATGAAGACAAGATTGTCAATGACCCACGTGAAGCGGCAATCCAAGCCATGCTCATGAAGCAGTATCAAGAAGCAATGGGCACTCAGGCTCCACAGGAAGCCGCAGGAGCGACGCAACAAGGACAGGAAGGGTCACCTACCGTAGACAACCCAGCAGGCGTAGGAGCAGGCAATATAGGCCCCGGGAACGCACCTGAGCCGGGCGCAGAAGGATTTAGTAGACCCGATCAACCACCCCCAGAGGCCGCATAATGGAGCATACCGTCGCACGTAAACTACTGGCACTTGTCAATAACAAGCAAAACATTGAGCGGTTATCGGCGTATGCAGAGTCCCGTATTGAGTTTTTGAGGGGTCAGCTTGAGACCTGCACATCCGAAAAAGATATGCGGTTTTATCAGGGGCAAATTCAAGAAGCCAAAAGACTGTTGACGTTACGAGAAGAAGTTCAGCAACGTGCTGAAGAAGGGGATTACTAGTGGCAGAAGAACGTGATGAAGGATTGATGACAGATCCGTTAATTGTATCTGAAACAGCGGAAGAGGAAGATCCTGAAGTTCGCCAAAAAGCCGCTGAAGAGTTTGTCGAGGGGGCTACTGAACTGGCCCTTGATGTGGCTCCCGTTACTGGCGAAATACGTTCTGCTCAAGAGGCCGTAGAATCCTTTAAAGAAGGTGACATATTGGGCACGGCATTAGGTGCCGCTGGTGCAATTCCAGGATTAGGCATGGTTGCTCGTGGAGCAAAAGCTGGAATAAAAGGTTTACGTACAGTAGATAAAACTCAAGATAAAAAAGAAGCATTAGAGCTTTTAGAAAACAAGAGTGATATTGATGCATGGAAAACTAAAAATAAACTTCCTGAAAGCCAAAGACAAAAACGCAATCCGATAGTGCAACAAGCGGCACAGGATTTGAAAGATGGAAATATAACAGGTAAAGAGTACAGGAAAATTGCTAAGGCAGAAATGCCTATGCGACCAATAACTCGTGAGACTTTCCCAGAGATGCCAACGCTGAAAGAAATTGTCGGGGCATTAGATAAAAATAAATCTGACAAGGGTATTGTGGGATTAAACCTAGAAATACCAGATGGAACACGTGTTGGGTCACGTTTGGATATCCCTGCGTATGACAACTATGACACATGGGTTGTTTCTCTACATGATGGTACAGTAAGGAATGGTAAGGCGATTGGCTATGGTCAAACTGCCGTACTAGATAACGTAGAGTTTTTCACTGAAGGGCAAGGTGCGCTAAACATAGCAACAAAGAAACCTAAAGCTACCATCGCTCGTATACATGGGGATTACAAGAATGAAGATCCCGAAGTTGTGTACAGCAGAGTGTATGACTTGATGGATGATCCTGAGTGGACTCAGGTTGGAATGAACCCATTCAGACACTCATTCTTTTACGATAAGGCAACTGGCAAGCCCGTAACACGTGCAGATCAAGTTTTGCAGGTGGGGCCACTTGTTTTGGCCAAAGGTGCCCGATCTGAATTAAGCGATTTGAAAAAATTAAAAATAAAATCAGATGACGGAAAAGTTCGAGTTTTTAACGAGGGCGGCTTGTTGTCGCCAGAATTTACTGAAATGCGTCAGGGCGGCGGCATTGAAACAGAGGCAGGAAAAGAAATGGCAAAGGAAAAGTTTCAGCTAGACCGAGAGAAAGCTGATCTTAATAATGATGGTGAACTTTCAGAGTATGAAAAGACACGAGGTGAAGCCGTGCAACGTGCAATGGGTGAAGGCAAAGAAAACAAGATGGCGATGGGAGGCATGATGGCTGACCCTTTTGCGCCACTGCAAGTCACCATCGGCATCGACGAACACTCAGGCAACGAAGTGCCTGCAGGTTCGAAAGATGAAGAAGTACGAGACGACATTCCTGCCATGTTGTCCGAAGGCGAATACGTTGTTCCTGCTGACGTTGTTCGCTGGCACGGACTCAAGACATTTGAAGGATTGCGTTGCGAAGCCAAACACGCACTTGGTTTGATGGCAATGCATGATCGTATTTCGTTTGTCGATGAAGATACAAAAGAGCCTGTCGAATACGACATTGAAGAAAAAGAAAAGCCTGAAGTAGAAGAGGCAGAAGTTAAAGTCATTAAGGCACAAGAAGGTACGGATGTTCAACCTGCACCTCCTACGACATTTTATCAGTTGCGGTACATTACAGATCCTGTTACAGGCCGTACCCGTATGGCGTATGTCGATCCGTTGACTGGTCAAGAAGTGACCCGTGAAGAATACGAAGAAGAACGTGCGACTCGTTTTGCTCCTCAACGTGTATTAGAGCGAGACGTTTACAGTCCTACAGAGGATGTTACTGAGGAAGAAAAGGAAGAAACAGAGCCAACGCAATGCCCTCCCGGCCAAATCTTTGATTCTTACAGTGGTAAGTGCGTTCCGTTTAATCAAGAGGGTGCTGGAGAAGGTTTAGAGCGAGATACACGAGATGTACCCTACTCTGAGCAACTGACCACTTTAGCCGCAGAGCGTTTAGGTGGTTTAGGCGCAGATGATTTAAAAGACTTTGAAGGCGATACGCTGGCAGAGCAAGCCTTAAGCCGCATGACAGACGAGCGGGGCGTTAGCCCATTGCGTGGAGCGGCGGCGGCACTCGCAGGTCCACTGGGTATGATTGGCTTAGGCGTTAAGAATGTCTATGACTCTGTTGGTGCAAAGCGAGCCGCCATTACCCGTGCAGGTGAACTCCAAGACATTGCATCTGGCTTAGATGCAACTGCGTTACCTCAAACGTATAACCTGACGTTTAACCCCGAAACTGCATCCTTTACTGCAACCACATCATCTCGGATCACAGAGCTACAAGAGCGTAAAGATGGTCGTTCATGGGCAAGTAATTATACGCACACGGATCGTGAAGGAAACGAAATTGATCCATTTTCTAGTGACGAAGACTTTAACAAAGCCTTGGATGCGATTGACGCAGAGTTTGATTCCCTACCGACAACACGAGGTGGCGGTAGTGCAAACATGTATGGATCTGATGAACTGGAAGATTCTAATGGTCCTGAGAGATCAGATAATCAAGGTCCTTCTGCAGGAGATATAGGCGACTTATCTGAAGAAGATGGACCGGAAGGTCAGGGCTATTCTCCATTCGCTAAAGGCGGTATGCCCGTAAAGAAAGTTAAACCCAAAATTGCAATGTTGAAATACAACAAAGGAAACAAGTAATGGCACGTACTGAAGAAGATATGATGACTGGCATGGCCGCTCCAGCACGAGATATAGATCGTCCTGCTATGCCACCAGCAGAACAAACAACTGAACCGATGATTCCTATGGAAACCTTAATGGGTAATTTCATGGACATGCCACAAGAGCGTCGTGATCTAGCTACTCGCTTGATTGCTTCACCTGCGGCAGAACTTCTTGATGAAATCATTGGTGAACCTGTAATCACTCGCCTGCGTGAGCAGTTAGGTGACGAAATTCAGATGGGTGATGAAGAGGCTACGCCTGCACCTACTGAAGGCATCATGGGCGCACAACAAGATGAAGAGGCACCTGCCCCTCTAGTATAAGGCAGTATCTCATGGGCTACCCAAATGGCCCCCAGCAAAAAGGAAATACACATGGCTAAATATCGTCGTAAAGATGAAGACGTTGAACAAACACAAGAAGAAGAAGTTGTTGAAGTAAATCAACAAGAAGTAAGCACCGAAGAAGAAGAAACATTTAAAAAACGCTACGGCGATCTTCGTCGTTACATGCAACAAACTGTTGATCAAAAAGATAAAGAGTTAGAAGAACTCAAAAAACTGGTCAAAGAAAAAGAAAAAGAAGAGTTTAAGTTACCGACATCTGAAGAAGAAATCGAAGCATGGGCCAGTAAGTACCCTGAAGTTGCCAAGATTGTAGACTCGATTGCACAGAAACGTGCACGTGAGGCTTCTACTGAAGTTGAGCAAAGTATGGCTGATCTTCGCAAGATGAAGTCACAGCTTGAGCGTGAAAAAGCAGAGCATGAATTAAAGCGTTTGCACCCAGACTTTGATGCAATTCGTTCTCAAAAACAATTCCATGATTGGGTGTCTGAGCAACCCTCTTATATCCAAGATGCACTGTACAAAAATGAAACAGACGCAATTGCCGCAGCCCGTGCTATTGATTTGTACAAAGCAGACATGGGCATGATTACTGAAAAGCGTTCAGACTCAGAGCTAAAGAAAGAGGCGGCAAAAGCAGTCAAAAGCAAAGGAGCAAATGCGCCATCTGCACGTCCTTCAGGAGAGTGGAGCGAAAGTCGGGTTGCCTCTTTACGTGCTCATGAATACGAGCAACACGAAGAAGCGATCTTTGAAGCCATGCGCTCAGGAAAGTTTGTGTACGATATGACGGGTGCCGCTCGTTAATTTGATGCATACATAAAAAAATAAATAAAGGGGTTGACTTTTATATTTTATTAAATACACCTCTTTACATACACCGGCGTGGCCCCTGCTACAGGACAACCCACGCCAAGCCTAAGATTACTGCCGTAAAAGAACACCTTGCTGATAGTAAGCCGCTTTTTTATTTTACTTTGGCCGGTAGAATATACAAGCCACCTTATGAACGCAAGCCTCTGTAGCGGTCAAGCGTAATCTATTCACTTAGATACATGCCTGACTAGGAGGAAACTACCATGGCATTTAAAACCGCAGCAGGTTACGGAAATTTACCCAACGGTAATTTTTCACCTGTAATCTATTCCCAGAAAGTCCAAAAGGCTTTCCGTAAGTCTTCTATTGTAGAAGGTATCACAAACTCTGACTACTTTGGCGAAATCGCTAACTTCGGTGATTCTGTAAAGATCATCAAAGAGCCAGAAATCACTGTTCGTGAATATGCTCGTGGCGTTCAGATTACACCACAGGATATCGACGACGAAGATTTCACGCTTGTAGTTGACCAAGCTCACTACTTCGCATTCAAGATGGATGACATCGAAGAAGCGCACTCACACGTTAACTTCATGGATCTTGCAACAGATCGTGCCGGTTATCGTTTGCGTGACCAGTATGACCAAGAAGTTCTTGGCTACTTGTCAGGATACGCACAGACTGCGTTGTCGCAGAATGCAAGCACAGAAAACACAACTGTGTCTGGTACAAAGGCTGTAGGTACTGCAGGCTCAGACGAGTTGCTTTCTAGCATGAAGTTGTTCAAGGCTGACTTCGGTAACATCACAACATCTGATACAGATGACGACGATTATGCAATTCCAATTGCGGCACGTTTGCCAGGTGCGACTTCGCTCCCAACAGCGACTGCTTCACCACTTCAGGTGATTGCTCGTATGGCTCGTTTGCTTGATCAGCAGTTTGTTGATACTGAAGGACGTTGGTTGGTTATCGACCCAGTCTTCATGGAAATCTTGAAGGACGAAGATTCACGTCTTCTGAATGCTGATTTTGGTGAGAGCAATGGACTCCGTAACGGTCTGACTATTAACAACTTGCACGGCTTCCGTGTTTATGTTTCTAACAACTTGCCTAAGATTGGTACAGGTGCAGGTACTACAGGTACTGCAAACCAAACTGCCAACGGTGGTATTATTGTTGCTGGTCATGACTCTGCCGTTGCTACTGCACAGCAGATCGCTAAGACTGAAACATACCGTGATCCAGATTCATTCGCTGACATCGTCCGTGGTATGAACCTGTATGGTCGTAAGATCCTTCGCCCAGAAGCAATCTCGACTGCTTTCTACAACGCCGCTTAATAGGAGGATATTCTCATGGCAACTTATGACTTGACTGCATCCTCTACTCTTGGTGTAGGGGCTAACTCAATTGCGGCTTTGCCGTCAGCACAATCTACTGGTCATCCAATGCGGTTGATCGAAGGGATTGTAGACTTCGGTGCGCTTTCTGCGGCGGGTAACACTATTGCTTCTGGCGATGTGTTTCAAGCTTTAGAAATCCCTGCTGGAACGATGGTTCTTTTTGCAGGTGCTGAAGTAGAAACTGCAGTAAACGGTACAACACCTGTCGTTGACATCGGCTTTGCGGCTGGTGATACAATTATCGATGGGGATGGTGTCGGCACAACTGGATTCTTGGTCGCTGGTACTAACGGCGGACCTAACGATTCAGACGCTGGAACATTCACTCAGTTTGTATCTACAACTGACACAATCGACGTAACATTGTCTGTTACCGGTAACCCAACTGCTGGTGTTATCCGTGTATATGCTTGTGTGGTTGATTGTAACAGTGCAGGTTCTGCTGAAGCTACTGAAGTAGATCGTGACCAATTGGCCTAATCAGCTAGAGAATGAAGGGGGCTTCGGCCCCCTGACTTCTTTATACTCTGTTCCGGGGTATACTCAATTTCAGTGTGACATTGCTGACATTGAGTATGGTCCAGATAAGGACGCACAAAAAGACCCAAGTCTCGTTAAAGCAATCCACAATAAAATTGATGCAGAGGGACTACGCTGGCCTATCATTTTAAAAAGCGGAAATAAATCCCTGTATCGCTGTTATATTGGGAATAATAGGGTTGCATACGCACACGAGCGTGGGTACGACAGTATTACTGCAATAGTGGTAGATAATTCCCACGATAAGCTCCATATCATGCAGTACTGCAAAAGAATTGACGAACATGGATTTGATAGCGAATAACGAAGTTCCTGACTTCCCATCTACATTATTACATATAGATGATATTTATTGGAAGCTAGACCTTGCATCGCAGATGGACCCCAAGTTCAGAAAAGCCTTGCATACTTCCCTAGCTGAAAACGGAATGGAATGGCCCATTATTGTTTGGCCAATTGATCACTACGCAGTCAACGGTGATTTCCCGAACCCTAAGTTTGCAGACGAATTAAAAGAACGAGCAAAGCCGTACGTGTGCGGGACAGGCAGTAACCGCTGTCAGTTTGCTACGATGAATGGTTACGACAGAATTTCAGCAATCATCATGACTACCCAAGATGAAATTAAAACAATTCGTAAAACGACCGTCATGAAGTATCATAAGGACTTTTAAGAGTGGCAACATATTTAGAAATTACGAATGAAGTACTTCGTCGTTTAAATGAAGTAACGATTGCTCAAGATGATTTCCCGAATGTACGTAACATTCAAGCCTTAGCAAAAGACGCAATTAACGCCTCTATCAGAGGTATTTTGCAGTCAGCCCAAGAATGGCCCTTTACGCTAGTCACGTACACGGAAACACTTGTAAGTGGAACACGAGAGTATTCCTTTCCTGCCGATGCATCTTCTGTTGATTGGGAATCGTTTTATCTTAAAGAATTAACAGCAGAGGGTAACTACCCTACAAAACTTGATGTCATTAGTTACACAGAATATTTGGATCGGTTTAGAGCGCAAGATGACACGAATGGAACTGAAGGTTTTGCAACACCTACACGAGTATTCCAAACTCAGGAATTAAAGTTTGGTGTAACGCCAATTCCTAACGCAGCCTACGAACTAGAGTATAAGTACTGGTCATTTCCTTCTGACTTAACAGCCTTTGACGATACCCCCGTAATCCCTGATCGATTCAGGCATGTGATTATTGATGGGGCTATGGCGTATATGATGCGCTTTAGATCCAATGAGCAAAGTGCAATGATTCACCAAAATAATTACAGTGATGGCATTGCAATTATGCGTCGGCTGCTCATGGATGAGCCTATCAACATGCGATCTACGTATATTATTCCGACTGGATTTCAAAGAGTGATTAGTCGCTAATGGCAGACAATCTTGAGATATTTAAAGTCTACTGTGAGGGTGGTCTTAACACTAACCGAGATCTTTTGTCTCAGGGAGAAACTCAGCCGGGCAGTGCGACTCGTTTAATTAACTACGAGCCTGCTGTAACAGGTGGTTATAGACGTATCAGTGGGTTTAGTAATGACTTCCCTGACCTTCCTGGTACAGGGGCTACATTGGGTGTTTGCGTAGCCAACGGTATTGACGACGGTATTTTTGCGTGTCGTACGCCATCATCAGGTAACAACTACCTACACGCTTGGAACGACACTACAGACGACTGGGATACGATTACAACTGCAGGCAGTCCGACGATGACAGGCGTAGACAAGGTACGCTTTGTTAAATACAACTGGACTGAGCCTCGCATCTTACTTGTCGATGGTGTAAACCCTGCCGCTTACTACAATGGTACATCTTACGTACAGATAACGCATGCCAATGCGCCTACTGATCCGAAGTATGCAAGTGAGTTTGCAAGCCACATGTTCTTGGCAGGTGATCCTGCAGAACCTTCAATTGTGTATTTTTCTGCACCTTTAGATGAGACAGACTTTGCTGTAGCCAACGGTGCAGGCTCAATCAACATAGGTTTTGATGTTGTACAGATTAAGAAGTTCCGTAACGAACTGTATATTTTTGGTACAAACCAGATCAAGAAGATTATTGGGTCTAGCATCGCAGACTTTACTGTACAGGAAGTCACAGACAACTTAGGGTGTGTTGCTTCTGATTCTGTCATTGAGATTGGCGGTGATCTGCTGTTCTTAGGACCTGACGGCTTACGTCCTGTATCCGGTACGGATCGTATTGGGGATGTCGAGTTAGAGACTGTGTCTAAGAACATCCAGTCTTTGATTACAGACTCTATTTTAGAGCAGGATTTAAGCACTCTAAACTCTGTTGTTATTCGCTCTAAATCTCAGTTTAGAATTTTATTCAGTGTTGCCGAATCTAATGGAGTAGTCGGTGCTTTACGCCAACGATCAGGTGGTGGCATTGGATTTGAATTTGGTCAGCTTTTAGGTATAACTGCTACTTGTGCAGACTCTGGTTACATTGGTCAAGATGAATACGTTATTCATGGTGACAGTGACGGGAAGGTACATAGACAAGAACAGGGCACAGATTTTGACGGATCTAATATCTTCAGTCTGTTTCAAACACCTTTCTACCACATGGGTGATCCAGAATTACGTAAGCACTTCTTAAAGATATCTACGTACCTACGTGCTGAAGGGTCAATAAATCTTGCAATGGGTATTGTGTATGATTACGAAGATAATACGGTATCTAACCCTACAGACTTTACATTGACCAGAGAAGGTGCCGCCGCATTCTACAATGAAGCACTCTATGATGCGACCAGTTCAATTTATGATGGAAATCCATCACCCGTAATTAAAACAAATATAGCAGGATCTGGAACATCTATTGGTATTAAGTATGTTACAGATGATACCAATGCATCACATAACATTCAGGGGATTGTGATGTTGTTTGGCATAGACGACAGGAGATAACACAAGTGGCAGGATACACCCGTCAATCAGTAGCAGACATTATTACTGGGGCAGTCATTAAGGCCGCTCCTGT